CTCATTAAGAGACACTGATGACGTTCTAACAGTCCAATACCCATTTGTATCTGCAGGTTCAACTACTGGTATTGGTACTTTTGGTGGTGAAATATCTGGAAATGATATTAACTTGAGATTTTATCCAGATCCTGAATTTGATTCATTAATCGAAGTTCAATCATTTAGTCAAATTTTCTATACTGCTAATGATTTTGCTAATGTACCCCAAGAATTAACATTTGGAAGAGTTACAGAAAAATTATTCTTATCATCTTATGATGGTTTAAGTGGATTGAGAGCAAATAAAACTGCGTTTGATTTGAAGTATGAAGGAACACCAATTTATACTAAAACATTTAACCCAGTTGGAATTAATTCAGTTGCAGATGGTGTAGGATTAGTTAAAACTACAGGACTCTTTAATATTCCAAATCATTTCTTTAACACGAATGAACAATTAACATATATTCCTTCTTCAACATTTACAGGTATAGCAGCGACTGCAGTTTCTATCGGTGCAACTACTAATACAGCAGGTGTCGTCACAACAATCTTACCATCAACTGTTTTTGCAAAAGTTATTGATGAAAATAAATTTGAATTATACACAAGACCTGAATACGTCTCATCAGGTGCTGCTGTAACATTTACTGGTATAGGTGCAGGAAATCTTCATAAGTTGTCAATGACGAAACAATTGACAAAATCAATTATCGGATTAGATGGTGTTGTACAACAACCAGTTACATTTACTAAGATTGCTCATACTTTAGGGACTTTTGATGGATTTACACATAATAGTACTGTTGGTATCGGTCTTACACAATTGATTCTTAGTGGTATAGGTTCCATAACAACATCTGATATTTTAAAAATTAATGATGAATTTATGATTGTTACTGAAGTAGGATTTTCAAGCACACCTACAGGTACAATTAATGATGCAACAGATGTTGCAGCAGGTATTGCGACACTTCCTACAGTAAAAGTAAGGAGAGGTCAATTAGGTCTTCCAGCGACCACTCATTCTGCTGGAGCAACGGTAAGACTTCATAGGGGATCATTTAATATTGTTGATAGCACCATACACTTTACAGATCCTCCAAAAGGAAATACCAGATCAAGAAAAGATGATACTAATTTACCTTTTGTCAAAGCAAATTTCAGTGGCAGAACATTCCTCAGAAGTAACTATGATACTAATATGCTGTTTGATGATATATCAGATGATTTTACTGGAATAGGAAAAACATATAGTCTTAAAGTTGGTGGTGCAAATACCTCATCAGGTATAGGTGTTGGAAATGGAGTTTTATTCATAAATGGTGTATTCCAGACACCAAGAACTTTAAATAATACAGGTCATAATTATGAATTTATAGCAGATACAACAGCAGGTATCTCAACAGTCGAATTCACTGGTATAACATCTACAAACGGTGATTTCATAATATCCGAATCTGATATTAATCAAAATCAAGTTCCAAGAGGTGGAATTATACTATCTCTAGGATCAACCACTGGTCTTGGATATGCTCCATTACAAGGTGCAAAAGTAAAAGCATTTAAAAACAATGCTGGAGGATTAACAAGTATCGTTGGTATTGGTACATCATCAGGATTTAATCTTGGTATTCAAACTGCTGCATATGATAATTTGTCAGGAATTATAACAGTCACAACAAATACAGTTCATGGATTTGGTTTAGAAAGACCAAATACAGTCAAACTCAAGGGATTAGAGTTTAAGTGTCCCAAGACTGTTGTAGGAACTCCAACTAATGCAACATATAATCCTGCAAATGGTAATTTAGTATTGACAATCGCAAATCATGGATTAGTTAATGGTGATGCAGTGGTTCTTGATGATAATTCAATAGTGTTCACTTGTGATAAAGATAGTAATGCAACTAACCATCCATATCCTCGTCCTACTGATCCTGCTTCAGGTCAATATTTAACAGTAAGTAACGTAACTACAAACACCTTCAGAGTTAATGTTGGTGCATCTGCACCATCTGATCAATATGTTCATACTTTTGTTTCAGCAACCGCTGATGCAGTCAAAACAATCGGTGGTGGTGGATATGTTGGAGTTACAACAACTATCTTCCAAGATCACGAAAGACCTTTATTTGTTGTTGGTATAGTTTCAGATAGAACATTTGAAGTTCAAGCAGGTGCAAGCACCATACCTCACACATATCAAGGTGGTGGTCATGCGTATGAATTCTTTGAGGATTTAAACTTTGGTTCTGGATATCGTGGTGGTTCAGTTGCAATTGGTGTTACTGATCAGGCATATGAACATAGATTTGTAAGTTCTGGAATTGGATCAATTAAGAAAACTGCATTCTCAGGAGCAGCAAGTCAAGGATTTACTGCTACTAACGCTGAATATATCTCTCATACTGGTAATTTAACACTCACTATCCCAAATCATACATTTACAACTAGTGATACAGTTGGTATTGACACTGGTGGATTAGTCTTTAAATGCTCTAAAGATGATTTCTTCTCTAATCATCCTTACCCTCGTGAGGTATCAAAAACTAAGGGAATTGCATCTGATGGAGTTGGAGGTAAAGATCCATTTGCTGGAATACAAACTGGTATAGGAGCAACCACACTTAACACTATAACATTCTTTGTTGGTCAAGGTGGTGGAGGTGGAACTGGTGCGAATGTTACTGCAACTGTTGGTGTTGGTGGAACTTTATCATTTAATATAGTTTCTGCAGGAACAAGTTATGTAAATCCAGAAATAATTATCCCAGAACCTAATTATGATAATCTACCTGTTGTTGGTGTTTCAAGATTAGGTGTTGGTCCTACTACAGATACTGGATCTAATTTATTAATTGATGTGGAAGTAGGAGCATCGAAAACCACAGTTGGTATTGGTTCAACTACATTTGAAATATCTAAGTTCCAAATAGCAAGACCAGGTCATTCATTTAAGATTGGTGATAAATTCAAACCTGTTGGATTAGTTACTGCTGCACACTTATCAAAACCAATTAATGAATTTGAACTTGAAGTTTTACAAGTATTCAATGATAAATTCTCTTCTTGGCAGTTTGGTGAAATTGATTATATTGATGATATTAAAAACTTACAAGATGGTTCAAGAGTTAGATTCCCATTATTCTTTAATGGACAATTATTAAGTTTTGAGAAAGATAATACAAATTCACAATCTGCACTAATTGATTTGGATGCTGTATTACTAATATTTGTAAATGGTGTTCTTCAAAAACCTGGTGAGTCATATTCATTCCAAGGTGGTACAACATTTAGATTTGAAGAGGCACCTACGGGAGAAACATCACCAGGTGCAAATGATCATGATAAAGTTGATATATTCTTCTACAAAGGTCAAGATGGGGTAGACGTAGACATAGTTGATGTTCAGGAAACAATCAAAATTGGTGATGAATTAAAAATTACAAAGAGTCCAATAGGTTTAACTACTTCTCAAACTGGTGAGAGAGTTGTTAAAGAGATTTTAGGGGCAGATTTAGTTGAAACTAATATCTACACTGGATTAGGGGTTGACGAAGTTAATGAAAAACCAGTAAGATGGACAAAACAGAAGGTAGATTTAGTTGTAGGTGGACAAGTAATTGATAAATCAAGACCTTCTATTGAACCACAAGTCTATCCTACTGCAAAAATTATTGGAGATCTTTCAGTAATTTCTGGTACAAATAGTGCAAATAGTATATTTGTTGATGAAGTTGAATCATTCATTTATGAAGATACTGTTTATGGATTATCTAAATTTGAATTTGATGCTCTAATAACATCAGGTGAGATCAATGTTGGTGCTTCAGCAACTGCTATTGTTTCTGCTGCTGGAACTATCTCAATTGATATTACAAATGCAGGATCTGGATACTTATCCGCACCAAGTATTTCAATCAGACCACCAATTGGTTCTGGAACTACAACTGGTATTGGTTCTACTGCATCAGCAACAACTACTATAACAAATGGTTCAGTTACTGATACAACATTAACTGCTGTTGGATTTGGTTATACTCACTCTAATCCACCAGAAGTTATTATAGAATTACCCCCATTCCAAACTGAAAAGGTTACTTCATTTAATGAGGTACAAGGTTTTACGGGAATTATAACAGGTATTGCTCCAACAACTAATGGTAGTCAACCAGCAATTAAGTTTTTCTTTAGAGCAACTAAAACAGTTCAACCTAGACTTCAAGTAGGTTATCCAGTCTTTATAAGAGATACATCAGTTGGTAATGGAGTTACATCTGTTGATACACACAATTCTTCTATAGTTGGTATTGGTACTACATTCCTAGATAACATTTACAAAGTTCATACCATAGCATCTAATGGTGAAGATGGTGAAATAGTATGTAATGTTATGACAGGATCAAATCTCGTGGGAATAGCAACCACAGGTTTCCATTATCCAGCTGGAATTACCACATCTACATCATTAGGTCGATTAAGTTGGGGTAGAATATATGATGGAGAACGATCAAATAATCCTATTTCGATAGGTGTGACTGGATTAACAGTGAATACTGGTTTGACTACATTCCCAACTATTCAAAGAAAAAATTATGATCCAACATCACATAGAGGTCTCAGATCCAGTGGTGCGATCAGAGTATTTGGACTTTGATTAAATAACCACTATAAATAAAAAGAAAAGTAAAATTTTAAGATGTCGGCAATTGTTACTGACCAATTTAGAATTCTGAACGCAAATAATTTTGTTGAATCAGTAGAAAATACAAATAATTCATACTATGTTTTTGTAGGACTTGCAAATCCTCAAGGAGCAGATACTGTAGTGGGTTATGGAAGATCGGGAAATTGGAACTCAAACACCCCTGCACCAACAGATAGTTTTTCATATAGATCACATGCTGGCGATACTATGATGTTTGGTAAAAAGGTATCATCAGCAAATATAAGAAGAATTATAAGAAGAGTTGATTGGATATCTGGAAATAGATATGAAATATACAGAGATGATTATAGTGCTACAAATCAAAGTCCACTAACAAAAGCAAACCGATTATATGATGCGAACTACTACGTACTTAATTCCGACTTCAAAGTTTACATTTGTATTGATAATGGATCAAGTGGAACTAACCCTCTTGGAAACGTATCACAGGACGAACCAACTTTCACAGACTTGGAACCATCAAAAGCAGGAAACAGCGGTGATGGATATGTTTGGAAGTATCTTTTCACTGTTTCACCTAGTGATATTATTAAATTTGACTCAACTGAGTTCATCACTGTCCCTAATGACTGGTCTTCGAGCAGTGATGCTCAAATAAGAGCAGTTCGTGAAAATGGAGATTCTACAGTAAATGAAAATCAAATCAAACACGTTTATATTGAAGATGGTGGTAATGATTACGCAGATGGGTTAGGTCAAGAGGTGGATATTATTGGTGATGGCTCAGGTGCCAAAGCAAGGGTTGATGTAGTAAACGGTACGATTACAGATGTAAGAGTAAGTGCTGGTGGAAAAAATTATAGTTATGCTCTAGTTGATTTAGGAACAATCAATAGTAATGTTGGTGCTGATAAAAAAGCAAAACTTATTCCCATAATACCACCAAAGTTAGGACACGGAAATGATGTATATACTGAATTAGGCACTGATAGAGTGATAGTATATGCTAGATTTGACGACTCTACAAAAGATTTTCCAATCGACACAAAATTTGCACAAGTTGGTATAGTAAAAAATCCAACAAAAGCAGGTACAGCACTAACTTATACTGATAATACATATTCGTCTTTACAAGCGGTTAAATTTAGTACTGTATCTGGATCTTCACCAAAAATAGGTGAAGAAATTAGACAAACTCTAACTGTTTCTCCACTTAATGGAAAAGTTGCAACAGGTTTTGTAGCATCCTATGATCTTGAAACTAAAGTTATGAAATATTTCAGAGATAGATCTTTGAATTTTAGCAGAACTTTTTATGATCATACTGATTATTCTGGGATTTCTACATCTGGTAGAGTTTATGGATTTGAAAATGCAATTACTTCAAATAATATAGTTGGAACAGCAACTTCATTCTCTGGAGCAGTTGATATTAATTTTTCAGATGCTACAGTAAA